AGCACGTTCATCTGCGGATTCATAGATTTTATGAATAAAGGGTGAAGGGGGAACGGGTAAGCCACGGTCGCACATGTCTTCATAAGCCTTAAAGAACTGTTCACGAGTAATTGTCGGCTTTGCCAAATCAAGATTCACCTTATTATGGAGTTTGAGTGTCCAGTCAATTAAGTCATTACGGTTATCCAGGAAAGGCTCAATTGGAGCAGTCTTGATATGAGAAACATAGTGCTGGCGGCAAACAGGACAGGGAATTAATTCTGCTAGACTCATGTAAAATTCCTTCGCAGCCCTTTTCTGTGGATAAGAAGGTTGATCTGGATATGCTAGAGCAACTGTATGAATTGTTGCCCAAAAAATGGGTCCCCATACATCCGGCGGCATTGCTAACGGCATTCCTTTTCTTCTACGGTAGAGAAGAAAATTATGCTAGTCTATTTAAACACAGAAGGCACTTTCCTGTTAGAGTTAAGACAATCATGTCGATTGTATGTACAAACTGTGGCAAACCGGGTCATTATTACAGACAATGTTTAGAGCCAATCACAAGTTTTGGCATTATTTTAATACAGGTATTAAATATTACCAAAGAGGCTTTCACTGTCATTCTAGCAGATGATTCTAAGATTAATGGCTTAGAGGATACGAATTTTCGCTTTCTTTTAATTCGCCGCAAGGATAGCCTCGGATATATTGAACTACTTCGTGGTAAGTATGAACCAGAAGATATAGCCTATATTCAAACCTTGGTGGATCAGACTTCTATGCCGGAAAGACAGAGGCTTCTAGAAGGAGATTTTGCTAAATTATGGGACCAGTTGTGGAATGGTCCGGTAAGTAAGCCGTATAGGCATGAATATGAACCCGCAAGAATTAAGTTTGACGGAATTCAGCAGAGTGTGCTACGGGCTGCTATCACAGCCTCTAAAACAGCATGGTCTGAACCCGAGTGGGGCTTTCCTAAGGGCCGCAGGGGTCCGAATGAATCTGAAATGCGGTGTGCTATTCGTGAATTCTGGGAGGAAACACGCTTTCCTCTTGATTCAGTAATCATTAGTCGGAATATTATGCCCCTTGAAGAGAGTTTTTTTGGCTCTAACAGGGTACATTATAGACATAAATACTATATTGCTTTCTGTTTTGATGATATTGATCCCGTTATTGCGACGGGGGACGTAGTTCTAGAAAGAGAAATCAGTGCTATCCGTTGGCTAACTGGTCAAGAGGCGATGGACCATATTCGGCCATATAATATTGAGAAGAAGGAAATGTTACTTCATGTTTCCTCTATCTTGCGGAATTACTGTTTTTGGATGGGAGGACCCACTGAGTGAAATGGGGACGAATACCAGCAGGTAAATTATTGAGTTAGGATAGAGGAATGGCAACACTTTCTGAGAAATTACTAACACGCTGGGAGCAGGATATGAGCCGTGCTCCTGTAGCAGAAACTGCTATAATACAACGTATGACTCGCGATAAAGTATTTCCACAAGAATGGACTAATGAACGTGAAAAAGAGGCGGGGCTTTATCCGGATATTGAGGATCCTCATTTTTCCGAGAAATTGAGTTTTAAGAAGGAATTCTTTAATGCTAGAGCGGAGCCTTTTGCAACGGGTAAAGAGAAGGGTGACCCGTGTTCCTTGGCTGCTTTTGAGGCATTTAGTCTTTCTCCTATTCAGCGTCTTGTTAGTCGTTTCATGAATCCCAGAACACCCTATTTAGGCTTATTGTTGTATCACGGTGTAGGTGTTGGTAAAACGATTTCTGCGATTTCTATTGCTGAAAATTTTTTAGTTGAGCGGCCAGCAAAGCGTGTTTCTATTATTGTTCCCCGTTCTATTGCCCCTGGTTTTAAGAGGACGATTTTTGACGCCGATGTTTTACGCCCTGCTACGGTTGATGATCCTGGTCGTTATGTATACAAGGGCTGGTATTCAGCTCAGGCAACAGGTACAACCTACTTGAAATTAGTGAATGCGAATCAAATGGATGAAAAAGAGAAGATTTCTTTTCGCATTGAAGCCTTGAAACGCAGCCGCTACAGCATCAAGGGTTATATGGCATTCAAGTTGGCGGTTGACAAGGCATACAAGAAAATTCCGCCTTCAGTAACTGATCCTGAGGAAATTAAACTTAAAAAGCGTGAAATTCTAAAGCGTCTTTTTGACAACGGTCTCATCATTATTGATGAAGCCCACAACCTACGGCAAGACCCGAAGACAATGACTTCAGAAGAGATTGCCCCCGATGAGACACCCGATGTAAAATCCATAGAGGAAGGAGCAGAAGCAAAGGCTATTGTTCCTCTTTTGCTAGAAATTTTAATGTATACGGAGGGCTGCCGTCTTGTGCTTATGACAGCCACGCCTATGTTTAACACAGCCCCCGAGATTATCTTTCTGCTAAATTTACTGGTTCTCAATGACAAGAAACAGTTGGAATTATTGAAAGCGGATATGTTTGATAACAAGGGATTATTAAAGCCCGAGTCGGAGGAAATTATTAGGGAAGTAGCAACACGATATGTAAGTTATATGCGTGGTGAAAATCCCTTTACTTTTCCGATTCGTTTACATCCCAACTTAGAAGAGGATACTGCTCCGTATCCGAGGAAGACAGCCTTACAAGGTGGAAAAGACATTGACGTTCCAGCAGAAGTACTTGAGGGAATAGCTGCGTTGCCGATTCAGCGTGTTCGTCCTGTTGCTGGTTCTATTTGTGAAAAGGTTTCGCGTTTTCAAATGAATGTTGCGGCAGCTAAACCGGAAGGTGATGAAGAGGAAGGAGTCTTTGATATTGGCCGGCGGAAAAATGTGCTTGATGCTTGGGCTCAGATTGGAAATTTCACGTATCCCAATGAGAAGTTTGGTAAGGAGGGCTGGGAAGAATACTTTCGGGAGGAAAAACGTGTTGTAGAATGGCGTGTGGAGACTAGCATAGACGATGTCTTTGGTCAAGCCGCCTTAGCCTATCACGGGCCTAAAATCGCAAAGATATTGGAGACAATTCAGACCAGTAAGGGCATTAATTTTGTATATTCACGCTATGTACAGCCTGGTGCTCTTCCCTTTTGTATCGCCTTAGAACGAGCAGGATATACTCGGGTGAATGCTTCGGGAGAGGCTGTACCCTTGTTGAAAGGGTCGCCGCCTGTTGCTCGTCAGTGTGCGATGTGTCCGCGGAAACAGCACGGGCCGGATGACCAATGCGTAGGTTTTCAGCCGGCTAATTATGTGCTGCTAACAAGTGATTACACGCCGAATAATGTGGGGGCAACAGTGGCCTACGCCACAACCTTCCCGGAGCCGGTTGGCTTAACAGCACGTGGTTCACGCGTGAAGGTAATTGTAGGCAGTCAAATTGCTAGTGAAGGCTTGGACTTGAAGTGTGTCCGTGAAATCCATGTGTTGGATCCGTGGTATCACTTGAATCGGCTAGAGCAGGTTATTGGCCGCGGTGTTCGTTATTGTTCACACAGACAGTTACCACCCGAGGAACGAAACTGCTTGATTCATTTATATTCCCTTTTTTTTGATGACTATGAGACTAGTGATGCGTATAGTTATCGTCTAGCAGTACAGAAGGCAAAGTCAATTGGAAAGGTTCAACGCCAACTTAAGATGGGGGCATGGGATTGTGCCTTAAATCATGAGGGTATCTTACTAACAGGCGATATCAAGCAGCATCACATTGATGCACAGGGCAATGATTTGGGGGAAATTATGCTAGCAGATAAGGCAAATTCTAACATGTGTGATTACCAAGAATGTTCCTTCCGTTGCCGTCTTGATATCTCGTCAATAAGAGAAGAACAACTAGATTTAAGCACATTTACGGTACGTGATGCTCGTGGCTATATTCTTTTGCGTGAAAGTGCGTTGCGACAGATGTTTTCAGTTCGTCCGTATGTGCCTATCAGTGAAGTTCGTGGATTATATTCTGAATTGCCCGATGAGGTTTTATCACAGGCTTTGCCCACTGTTATCAATAATCGGTCATTTGAATTGAAATATAAGGGACGGCCTGGCTATTTGATTTTGAGGGCGGGTTATGTTATCTTTCAGCCCCGGGAAGTCACAGATACATCAATACCTTTAGCCCTACGCTACAATAATCCTGTAGGAGATAAGTTATGGTCCACAGTCATTAGACCCAAGCAGGGACCTTTTGAGGGTACAGATACGCGTGTGGCCCGTCCCTCTAATGCGGGGGCTGGCACTGTTATAGAAGAGGAGGAAGATGATAATACAGGTAGCGTAGTTACAACAGGAACGGCTGTAACAACAGGAACAGGCTCAACACGACAGAGTATGACCGTGGTTGGTGAATCACCCATACAATGGTTAGAACTCGTGAAAGGAGCACTTGAAAGAGCCGAAGCAAGCAAAATTACAGTACCCGACGATCTAAAGGCAAAGATGAAAGGTTTAGATGACCTCGGTACAATCGCCTTCCGCTTCAAGAATCTAGCAGAAACAACCGCTGTTCTTCTGGCGTTTGGTCTTGACCATTTCTATTCCTACGCATCAAAGCAAAAACTGTATGATGGATTTATAAAGGGAAAACTTCCTGCGGCATTGGCTGGATTTTCTTCGGCCTTGAAACGCAATACATTCAAGAGTGCCGATATTGATGGATACTTCTTGCTAGATATCAAAAATAATCGCGTGAATACTTTCTGTAAACGGACTGGACAAATGATTTATACAGCATGTCCGAGCAGTTTGGCTCCTTTTGTTGCGGCTGCGACTACAGATTCATCTGAGGCTGCTGGAATGGCCGGGGCTCCGATTGTGACAATTAATAGCAAATGTGGTCGGCTTTTTGGTTTCATGGTTGCGAAGCCGGCGGCGGGAGTTCTCTCAACAAAGACAGTTGAAAATACGCCTGGTGGTGCTGGATCAGATGGAGCGGACTGTGTGGGTGTAAGTAATAAGGAGCCGCATTTACTCAAAATCCAAATTCTACGGAATGCTGTTCAAGCAGCGGGTGACACTGAGCTATTAGAGACAATGTATCCGCTCTCTGTGATTGGGAAGGAGGTAAAGTCTACAGCACGTAAGAGTTTTATTGAGGAAACGGGGGATATGAAACAACAGACACTGTGTATTTATTTGGAATTTATCTGCCGTCTGATGGATGCTCGTCGTGTTGGTGGGAAGCGTTGGTTCTTGAATGAGGTGGAATTTAAACGCTCATATGACGCTCCTGGTTCTCAGTGGCCGAAGGCGAAGTAGGGCAAAATAGTATACTATTAAAATTGACTATCATAATAGGAAAATTTGTCTGAATTTTTAATTATGGTGAAGGTTTAATGATGTAGCATACTGCTCTTTGAAGCAGAATAGTAACCTATTAAAATTGACTACTATATTAAGAAAAATTTGATGACTTAAAATCCAACCTTTAAGAAGAAATAGATGTATCATCCATGTTTTCTTGAAGAACAAGCGGTACTGACACCTAAAGAATTTGAAATGGCAGCCGTAGATATGGACGGTTTCCTAACACTCCAACTCCGCAAAAAGTTAGAGGGCCGCTGCTCTCCCCAAGGATTTATCAAGGAAAAGAGTTTGAAACTTTTGAGCCGTACCTGCGGAATGTCTAAGTCTGGTACTTTTACAAGTGATTTTGTATTCCGTTGTAAGATTCAGTGTGACGTATTGTATCCAGCAGTTGGCGATCTTGTAGAAACGGAGGTACTAAAGGTTAACAAGATGGGTGCCTATGCTGCTTTTGAGAATTGTCTCCGTGTTCTGATGCCCCGTGATCTTCATCAAGGAAATGTGGATTTTGATGGACTTAAGGTTGGGCAGAAAATTCGAGTGAAGGTTCTTAAGACCCGTTTCCAGTCTCATGATGAATTTATCATGGCTGTGGGTACACTTGAGGAGGCGGGGCCGCAACCAGCAGAAGGTAAACTTATTGAACCACCGCCTGCGGAAGTAATTGCTCTATAAGATCTTACCCAAACTTAATGGACTCCACTGAATATTCTCGTCGTGAAAAGTTTTTAAATGCTCTTAAACAACTTGGAGAACCTGAGTATCTTGAGATTCTTCGTCTGCTTCAAAAGAAGAATATTCATTACAGCGAAAATGCGAATGGTGTTTTTTTTGATATTGCTGCTCTAGACCAAGAGACTTTTGATTCCTTAGAACAGTTCATAGAGTTTGTGAAGAAGAACCGTGCTGAACTGTCGGAACGTGAAACACTCATTAACTCATTTAAACAGAAGTAAGGATAATTGACTAGAGCAGCATGACACTTTATGCTTCCTGGAAAACTTTAAACAATGAAATACAAACAAATACAAAT